GCGATCCCAGCCTATCACGTACACGACGCGCCGCATCTGCTTGCCCAGTATGCCGGTTATGCGGGCCTTCGTGATGTCGTGCTGCCGGGCCAGATCAGCCTTGTTGACGTTGTTGACGTAGTGGTCGCGCCAGATGGACCAGTTGCGGTCTACCAGCTCGATGTTGGTCGGCACCGGCTTCACCTCCTCCGACTGTAGGGCGGCGCTGAGGGCGCGGCGCAGGTGGTACAGCACCCGATCGTCGGTCGCCTGCGCCACGAGGGTGGTTATCTTCTTGCTGATCATGTCGGTGTCTCCTGTGTGTTGCTGATGGGTGTCGATCTAATCGCAGTCGCACGTCTCGTCGGGGCCGAGCGTCAGCTCGACGTGGACGCCAGCCTTGCGCAGGTCACGAACGGTGAGCAGGCCGGTCAGCGTGTCGAAGCGGGTCTCCAGATCGGAGATCTTCTTACGCAGGTCGGCGTTGAGCGAACGCTCGTGTTTAAGCTGGCCGGTGTGCCGCTCCAGCTGCTCGATCAGGCGGTCGATCTTCCACTGCAGCTCTTCAGGGCCACCCGCCGGGGTGTCCTCGGATATTATCGGTGTGTCCTTGCTCACGTGTCGATCTCCTGTTGGCGTAATTGCCTAGAAAGCGTCATCGGCGCGGATGTTGAGGCGGTGCGCCTGCCTCCGCATGTGGCGGATCGCCTTCGCCTCGATCTGGCGCACTCGCTCCGCTTGGGTGCCTATCTTCAGCCCGACCTCCGCGAGCGTGTCGCCCTCCATGCGCGCCGTGATCACGCGACGGTAGCGGTCTGGCAGTTCCAGCATGAGGTGGGCCACCATGTCCTGTTCCTCGAGCTGCGTGACGGCGTCGGGGCCACACAGGCTGCCCATCTGCGCCTCGGTCAGGTCGGTCTCGAAGGTGCTCTTTTCGAGGGTGCCGTTGGCCTGCGTGTCGGTGAACATCTCCTCGGGGGTCACGCCTAGCACTGCCGCGATGCGCTGCACCGCGTCACGCCAGTCGCCGTTCTGCAGCTTCGGCAGGTCGCGCATCTTGACGATGGCGTTGACGGCCACCACCCCCATGCCCGCGCGGCGGGCCAACTCGGTCTGCGTCTCGATGCCCACCTCGTCCATCAGCCGGAGAATGCGACCGTTGCTGATCGAGATCTTGATGCGGTAGTCGCTCACGTGTCGATCTCCTGTCCTGCGTCCCTGTAGTCGTCCCACACGGCCGCGAGGACGTCGGCGTAGGTGTAGGTGACGCCGCTGGCCTCCAGCGCGGCCTCAGTGGCCTCCAGCGCGTCGTGCAGGTCGCCCGCCTCGTCTCCCGGCTGGAAGTAGAGGCTGCGGCGCTCGACGTGGTGCGTGAGCGTGGTGCCGACGTGGGTGTCGATGCTGATGTCTCCAAAGCGCATGGTGGTGTCTCCTGTGGGGGGTTGGCCCGGGGGTGGTGTGCCCCCGGGGTGGCGGTTAGCGGCTGATGTTAGTCACGCCGCCGCGAGGGCCGATCTGAACATGAGCTTCGTCACGAGCGAAGATGGCGGCCAACGTGTGTTCGTCGTTAGCAAGACCTGCTTCGACATACAGCGTGACGTAGCTGCGGCCGTCGTAGCGGCTGATCTTGAGCGTCTTGATCTCTTTGCGCTGGCCAACGGTCTTGGCGATGACACCCTCTGCAGCCTTGCGCTGCGCGGCGGTGAGGTCGTCAAGCGTAACGACCTTGGTGTCTGCTTCGATTTCGGCGAGAAGGGCGTCGAGGTCGGTCATTGGGTGTCTCCCGTGTGCGTTGCTGATGACCTCTTTAAGCAGATGCTTGCGACGCCGTCAAACGGTTATTTTGCATCACGTGCATTATTTTGCGTGCTGTGCAGCGTACAGCGTTTCGCATCATGCTGCATCATGCTGCAATGCTGCGTCAGGCGGGGGAGTGCAGCGGCAGTTACATCGGACAGGGGGAGGGGGTAATTCTTACCCACCCCCCGCCGGTGTGACGCTGCACCGCGACGGTGTAACTCGCGGTGTAGATTTTCTGGAGGTGTAACCCCTCGTGCTGGATCACGTCACGCTGTGCTTGTCCCCTCGGACAGGAGGTGGTATGCAGCGGGTGCCGGAGAGAGTTTGCACCTCCCTCCGGCTGAACACCGTCACGCATTGGAGATGAGACGATGAGCGCGAAAAAGTTACCACGAGGCGTTGCCCTCGACAAGGCGGCCGGCAAGTACCGGGCGCGGATTGGCGTCTGGGGCAAGACGGTCGACCTCGGGAAGTTTGGCACGCCGGAGGAGGCTGCGGCAGCTTACGCGGCCGGTGTGGAGAAGTACGGGGAGCCAGTCTACGGCAGGCTCACGCCGGCGCAGGAGGCCAAGCGAGATCGGAAGACACTGGAGTGGCACCTCAAGCAGGGTGACTTTGGCGTGAGCCTTCTGGACCAGCTCGGCGTGTGGGATGCCTCGTCACCTTGGCCTATCGGGTCGGAGGTGGTGTGCGGGTATCGAGACCTGCGTTTGGATCGATACGACCGGAAGCTGGACAAACACGGAGTGTGGATCGACGTGGCTGTGTTTAGCGTGCCCTGTTCGATGTCTGGTTGCCCGCTGCCTGCCGAGACGTACCAGTGGATACAGACCGAGGGGTGGTTGAAGCGGCCGCGCAAGCTGTGCGAGCAGCACGACGGCGTGGCGCTGGCGAAGGTACGCGCCAACATGGCGTTCAACTACGCCGTGTGGGACGCTGCGCACGCGGCAATGGGTTACGACAGGTACACGCGCCCTGTTCCCGCTGACAGGCTGGACGAGGCGGCCGTGCTGGCTCGGCAGTATCGTGAGGCACTAAAGGTGCTGCTTGACGTCGTGTACGATGATCTTGTTGAGGTGCCTGCGGACTGGTGGCGGCAGGTGTAGCGCGCGGGGTGTTGCAGACGCGGCGCTGCGGTGTTATCTGTGTGGCACTCACTGGTAGTCCTGCCACGCAGCGGAGCACGCAGATCACATGCCCACGCCGACCAAGCGCACCCCAAAACTCGAAGCGGAAGTCCTTGAGCGCCTCGCTCTGGGTGAGACGCTGGCTGCGCTGGGTCGTGAGTTGGGGTTTCACCCGGTCAACTGGGGCAAGTGGGTAGCGGCGGACGAAGCGCTGGCAGTCGCGTACGCGACCGCGCGCGAGGTTGGCGGTGACGCCATCGCGGATCATGCCCTCGCCCTGATCGATGCAGAGCCGGCGCGCGTCGACGGGAAGATCGACCCGGGCCACGTGCAGTGGAAGCGTGCGCAGGTCGAGACGCGGCTGAAGCTGCTGGCCTGCTGGAACCCTAAGAAATACAGCCCCAAGCAGACTGTCGACGTCGGCAACAAGGAGGGCGAGACGCTCAAGATCGACAGCAACGTCGACAACGTCGCGCTCACCCTCGCGTTGTCTGAGGCGTTGCGTGCGAGGGACGGCAAGTGATTTGGCGGCCGTGGCGACGCATCGCCGAGCTCGAGCAGCGCAACGCGCAACTTGAGGCAGACGCTGCAGACGCTGCGCGCACCGTAGCGAGCGTGAGCCATCGCTGCGACCTGCTTGCCGATCGGTACGATAAGATCCGCGAGATGAACGCACAGCTCCGCGACGCGCTCGACTTGTATCGGACCCCGTGACCAACACGGCCTCCCTGTTGGCGCAGCTCAGCCCTGAGCAGCGTGTCCACCTCGACTGGCAACGCCGGTGGCGTGAGACCGCGCGGCCGAACCAGATCGTCCAGAAGAGCGACTGGGCCGAGTGCGGCTACCTCGCCGGCCGAGGCTTCGGCAAGACGCGCGTCGGCGCCGAGTGGATCACGCGCGCCGCGTTCGAGGATCCGTCGGGCTTCGACAGCTGCGTCATAGCGCCCACCTACGGGGACATTGCCATCACGTGCATGGAGGGTGAGAGCGGCATCCTGAGCGTCCTGCCGCCAGAGCTCCTCATCGAGCACAACAAGTCGGGCATGTTCATCAAGCTCAAGAACGTCGCCGGCGGCGTCAGCACCATACGTGGCTTCACTGGGGAGCGGCCCGAGCGGCTCCGGGGGCCGCAGCACTGCCGTGGGTGGTTCGACGAGCTGGCCGCATGGCAGTATGATCAGGAGACGTGGGATATGGCCATGCTCGGGATGCGACTGGGTGCCAAGCCGCAGGTGCTGTGGACGACGACGCCCAAGCCGAAGGACCTGATCCGCAAGCTCAGCGCACCGCAAGAGGGGCGCATCATCGTGCGCGGCAGCACGTTCGACAACAAGGCGAACCTGCCCGACAGCTTCTTCAAGCAGATCGAACAGTACGAGGGCACGACGATCGGCCGACAGGAGCTGTACGGCGAGCTCATCGACCCCGAGGACACCGGCATCATCAAGCGGTCGGACTTCCGGCTCTGGCCCGCCAAGAAGCCGCTGCCCGCCCTCGACTACATCATCCTGTCGCTCGACACCGCATTCACCGAGGCGACCTACGACAAGAAGAAGGGCGACGCGGACAGCACGGCGTGCGTCGTGATCGGCAGCTTCCACGACAAGGATGGCCTGAGCCAGCTCCTCCTGCTCGACTGCTGGTCCGAGCAGGTGGGCATGCCCGACCTGATCAGGCGCGTGAAGAAGGAGCTGAACGTCAGCTACGGCGACGATCAGGACGTGGCGCTGATCAAGCCGATGTTCGGCGGCGCCAAGCCGCTCACGTCGGGCCGCAAGCCGGACCTGTGCCTGATCGAGGACAAGGGCAGCGGCATCAGCCTGCGCCAGATGCTCGAGCGCGAGGGCATCGAGGCCTACGCCTACAACCCCGGCCGCGCGGATAAACTCGCCCGCCTGCACATGGTCAGCCACATCTTCGCACGCAAGCGCGTCTGGCTGCCCGAGAGCGACAAGTTCCCCGGCCGGCCGCGCACGTGGGTCGACCCGATGCTGGCCCAGCTCTGCGCGTTCACCGGCCCCAACAGCATCAAGCACGACGACTACGTCGACGCCATGACGCAGTGCGTGCGGCTGTGCATCGACAAGAGACTGGTGTCGGTGGTAAAAGAAACCAAGAAGGTGGCTGTCGACAGGCCGCCACCGAAGATCCTCCAGAACCCATACGCCGCTTGAAGGACTGAGCCATGGATGAAGACGAACAGCCCGAAGGCGAGATGGTCGAGATCGATGAGGAGGTATCCGACGTCGAGGACACCGAGGACGGTGGCGCCATCGTGCGCCTCGGCGACGAAGAGGCGCCGGGCGACAGC